GAACTCATCCACAGCGAAAATAGGATTCCCCTGGTTAGGGAGGTCAACGTCATAATCGGTTTGGGCGTCCATCAACGAGGCCTGCCGCAACTTAGAAGGCAACCAGCCAGCGACAACAGGGGTTTTACGATTCAAAGCGGCACGAACGTTCCGGGCCACAATCCCCAAAGAATCGCCATTCACGCCCGCGTACGTCGCCCGGATCCTCAGTGTCAAAACATCCGGCACGTCGCACAACGAATCACCATCAGGGCCCCCGGACGATTCTTCGCCAAGGTCACCCCAAAGAACCACATACGGATACGTTGGGGTTGTCGGGACGGACCACATGTAAACGTTTACGGTAGGCGGTAGGAGCGCTTTAACAGCGGCGTAATGTTCCCGGATCACAGCAGCCCCTCAGTCGCCCTGAAAGCGAACTCATAAAAGTTCGGGGCTTCCTCAAGCATTGCGTCCTCCGGGTTCCGCAACGTTGCACCACCAGGGCGTGACGTGCCGAAATACGCGATACCAGCCAACGAAGCAGCACCGCCACCAGACGGCCCAACCTCAGCGTCAATCGTCCCGTCACCAGCGAACTCATGAACCTTAAGTTCGTACCCAATCGTCGGAGCGAGCTGCTTGAAGTGCCTCGACCTTCGGGCATCCTTACGCATAGCGTTCTTCGTGTTCAACGCTGACTTCGCAACGACACCCTTAAGCTTCGGAACCATCAAAGCCGGGACCTTACGAAACGAACGAGCAAGCCCATCCAACTCAGAAGCATCAACAGTCAAGAAGTCACCTCCTTGACGGGGAGCCGGAACGCCGTATCGTACGAATCAGGCGTGAACCCATCCGCCCGGTACACCTTGCCCACCAGTTGAGACAGGGTTGCCGCGGTGATCGTCACAACATCGTCATCCAACACATCAGCCGAACCAGCCGGGATATGCACCTGACGGCTAACCACCGTGAACGAATGACCGCCAGCCTCCGGGCTTGAGGTGCTTGAATCCTTCGACTGAACCTTGCACTTGCCGCTGTAGACTTCCGTTGCGGTGTTCGTGACCTCGCCCGTATCAGGATCCGTAACCGGCTCACCAGGACGCGTAATCGTGCACGCATCAAGCATCAGAGACTCAGCAGCGGCACGCATGTCGGGAATAGCAGACAGAACATCATCTACAAGGCTCATGACCCGCCACCCTCATAGATCGGATAACCAGCGATGTCCACACCACACGAACAGTAATTACCGCCCAGCATCAGCGTGCACCACGCAAGATGGACAGACGCCCCGCCAACCATGTCCAGTGAGAACGCTCCACTAGGCTCCACGAGCCCAAGCAACGCCCACCACTCATCAAGGATCGTCACGCGTCCCTTGCCTGTCTGGTAGGAACGCGAAGACGAAGCGTCATCAACAGCAACAGTCACTTGGGTTGCGTCATCGGGTCGCTTGATATGTGCAGCCACGGCCTCCCGCACCACATAATCAAGCTTCGCCTCATCCGGGACCTCAGCACCGAGCTTCACGCGCTGCGTCTCGATGAGCATCTCAGCATCACCGATCCACAGTTCCCACTGCTGCTCAGTGACAGAACCAGATTCAGGGGCGGTCCTGCCCAAAGCGACCGCAAGCATTGCAGGTGTCACAGACATGACCGCCCCTTCCAGCTATTCGTTCGTGTCCGAGTTGCGCGGTCTTCCACCACGACGCTTAGGCGATTCGTTCGGCTCCGACTCCTGCTGATCGGCAGGAACCCACTCGCCACCCAAATGGGCGGCGGTGGACTCCGGAACCGACATCACAGCGCCAGTCACCTCGTTACGCAAACGCGGCATTAAACCAGATCAACGATCTTGGCGAAGTTACGGTCGATCTCAGCGATACCCCAGCCGTAAACAACCTCGGCGCGGAACGCGACCTGGTTGTTACGCTTAAGGTCACCGTTGCCATCAGGGTCACCGAACTCGATGAGTTCCAGACCGATGGCCTTCTGGACGCCCCAGCGGACAGCGGAGAAGTCGCCCACAATGGCGCGGAGCTTCGTATCTACCGCCAGAACACCAGTCGCGCCGACCGTCTTCGATGTCGCCGCACGCAGAGACTCGAACACAGAGGTTTCATTGGAGAAAGTGAAGTCCGGGTAAAGCTTCTGCCCGGTAGCCGAGATGCGCTGACCAGAGATCTTGGCAGCGAACTTCGGGTCAAGGGCAATACCATTCGGGACACCATCCGCAGCCAGGAGAGCAGCCACGGCAGCATCGACGGACACGTAGGGCGCATCCGCTGCGACGAGCTCAACCGCAGTGGCAGCCGAGGTCAGCTTCTGAGTCATCGCAGCTGCGACGGCGCCAGTCTTCGGGTTGATGCCGTGGATCACGCCGTAGTCCAGTGCACGGGACAGTGCCGGCTGAATCTGATCCAGGATCTGCTGGATGACGCCGAGCTGGTGATCCTCGTCAGCCCACTTGACTTCTTCCGTGAAACGGATGGTCTTCTGGAACTTGTGAGGCTCAACGGTCTGCGTGGTCTGAGTGATCGAGTTCGAGGACTTGTTAGCCCCTTCACCGACATACTCAGCCTCGCCCGAATCGAAGACGAAAGCCTCGCCGGCGCCGAACTTCATCGGGATGGAACCCGAGAGCTGGGAAATGGTGGAACCCTTGTGGATGTTGTTCACCCAAGGGTCGAGAAGCTGAGTGGGGATGGTCAGCGAGCCAGTGGTAAGAGCGGCCACGTTGGCCTCCTATTCCTTTTTGAAAAGTTTTTTCGTGAAGTCCCGAAGCGAATCGTCCGAAACTGCGGAAGGAGACGAACCTTCCTTTGGTGCAAAGTTGCCTTGCTTCTTGCGGTCTGACTCCCGGTTCACCAGGCGCTGAGCCTGTGCGCTGAGAGTGTCCACGTCAGCCCCGGTGAGAAACAGGTCAGCGTCCGAAGGTTCGCCTTTCGGGCCCTTCTTTGTGCTGATCCCAAACTCGGCTGCCACACTCGCCCGCAACGCCACCGATTCCGCGGCTTGCGTCCGGGCTTCCATTTCCGCGACTCGCTGTTCCAGGGTTCGGCTTTCGCCCGCCTTGGTTTTCAGGTCCTCGTAGTCACCGAACTTGTTCTTAGCCTGTTGCGCTAAGCGCTCACGAACGATGCGATCAACATCGGCTTGCGTGAAGGCCTGCCCCGGCTGTACCGGCTCGCCGTTAGGCTGAGGTTCGCCAGCAGGGGTTTCAGGTTCGGGAGGTGTAATGGGTGCAGTCATCGGATGCTCCGTTTCTGTTCCGTCGAACATTTGACCGGTCTTGAAGCGCGACCGTAGCGCTTGTTCCCACGGTTATCCGTGGAATTCTGAAAAGTTGGTGTTCAAGTAATCGCGCAAAGTTGCTTGCTGCGCTGGTGTCCGTTTCTTCCGGCTCGCCAAGTACTGGACAGCGCTCGCTTCCTCGCCGTAATGGCTAGACGAAAACACTGGCTGAGCCGTGCACTTACAATGCCCATGAGCGGCGAACCGCGCCGTAGCGTCACTGTAAATCGCACCCCGCGCGGCCAACATCCGGCAAAACTTGCAATTGCCGCTTGCTATTCTTCGCCACCCAACAGCGGAAGGGTCATGGCGCCTGTTCGTCAGGATCGTGTCCCGATACGGGCGCGCAGTCTCCAACTGGATGACCTCAGCAAGACGCTCATGAGCATCCAAAGGGGCGTCACCGAACAACGGCTGAGCAGCCCACGCAACACCCCTGCGCACCTTCTCCGTGCGATCAACGATCACCGGCTCAGCAACGTAAAGCTTCGGCGCAGCTTCCCGCTCACGCTCGTCATCATAGAAATCAGCCGCCAAAGCCGAAGACCCCAACGAGTAATACCCGACAACCTCAGGAACAGCCTCAAGCAGCAACGCACGCTGCTGCACGGGAGAACCAGAAGCCTGCCCCAAGAGACTCAAAGTCGTACTGACAGCCTCACCAAGAACAAGAGTCAGCGCGGCCTTAGACTCACGCGCCGTCAGCATTAGTCACCGGCGCGGGCTGCTGCGGAGTCAACGCCGCAACAACAGCACGCCCAGCAGCACGCCGCCTATCAGCCATCGCCCGCCTGATCTGCTGCTCATCCAACCCAAGCAACTCCAAACCGACCTCAGTCTCAGCAAGCCACGGAACAACGCTGATCTGCTTAGCGCCAGCATCAGCCGCAGCCGCCTTAGACAGATAAATCGGGGAACGCCACTTAGTTTCAATGGATCCCCACGCCTCCGGGACCTCAGCAAGACCATTCTGAATAGCAAGCGCCCTGTTTACGGTGCGACGAATCGGCACAGACCAGTCATCCATCGCGCCCTCAGCCTCAGCAATCAGGTTCTCCCTGGAAGCAGAGTAAGCATCAGCACTCGTCGGGTTAGCCATGTCAGTCAGCGCAAAGTCAGAATCAGGAAGGTCAGTCTCACGCGCCATCAATTTTGCAAGCGCATTCAACTGTGCAAGATGCGAGTCGGGAGACTGAGCATCAAACTGCTTCACATCAGCGCGCTGATTGTCCTGCTGGTTATCCGTGCTATCCGGGATACCAAACGTGCGGCCCAAAGCGATCTGCCAAGACGCCTTCATGGACCCGTCAGGGTTCTTGAAAATACCCTCATCAGCGCCCAACAGGATCAACTTCGGAATCGTGTAGATGTCCATGTGACCCTCAAGGCGCACCAGTGAACGCAACGCCGAATCCTGGTGGGACATGACAGGGCGCGTGATACGCGACCGGCCCATCCTGCGAGAACCCCGCGGATGATAAACCAGCGGATCGGCAGGAACCCCCCAGGTATGCGGGGACCTCTCCACGGACCAGACACCATCGCGTTTCTCAGCGCTGATCGTCAAGTTGAATAGGTACAGGACAAACCCTGTGATCCTGTTATCCTCACGGGCTGTCACCGACAGCAGGTTATCCAAGGAACGCCGGCGCGGATTCCACTCGCCAAACGCGTTCAAAGCGTCCTTAGCGTGCACCAAAGCGGCAGGTTCGCCAGCGTCCGTGTCACCCTTGGTCGTGATCAGGTACGAAACCCCATGCAACAGGGAATCCGTCCGAGACTGCGAAATCTCCGAGAACAGGAAGTTGCTTTCCTCAAGCTCATCCATGCCCAACGAACCCAAATCACCATCAGGCCAAATCATCTTCTCAAGATTGCAACGACGCCCAAGCCCATCGACACCCTTGGCAGCCCATCCCAGAGCGATACCGATATTCGCGTACTGCGGAGGAATCACACTGCCCACCTGCTGAACAGCCCTCTTACCGTCATAGTAAGAAGACCGCAGCAAGTTCCGTCGAGACTTATTCGCCAATTCCTCAGCGCAACGGTTCAACGCCGCCAACTCGTCATCGCTAAGTCCAGGAACAGTCAGCTTCTCGAAAGTCATAGAACCACCGCCGTCCTAGATCCAGCACGCCGCGTAGGACGTAGCACGTTTTCGTTTTGAGCGCCCCAAAGGGCAAGAGTTTGAGCAACGACAGGCGTAATATCCGACGCGGCATCCTTACGGTTCCACGCCCAACCACCAGCCAGCGGACGCTTACGAGCCAACGACAAGGCAACATTCACCTGCGGCTGATCGGTATGCATTACAGACTGGTCGATCACGCCGTCAAAGAACTTCGCACAAGCAATAGACATATGCCTGCCCTCAGCAGCGGCGAGCGTCACCAAAATGTCAGTGCCAATCAGGTAATGCTTCCCACGGCGTTCCTCAGTTAGGCCCGCCATCTCATCAACCACCACCGCGTGAAGACGGTTCTTAGAGGCGCGAGACTTAACCCAAGGAATCACCCAATCAACACCCTTGCGGGAATCATCAAGCTCCACATGCCAACGACCATCAGCACGCTGACCAGCGAGCGCCACAGAAGCAATAGACCGATCAGGCGGAACATCAATCGCCAACGACAACCGATCAATCGCCATCGACGCCGGATCCGCAACCGCATTCCACGACTCCTCGTCAATGACCCGCGCAGAATCCTCAGCATCCCAAATTCCCAAAGCCTCGCGCTTGAACGAATCATCATCCGTCAAGTTCTCCCGCATCCGCTCCATAGACTCAACAGGAGTCCGATGAGGGAACGACGGGTTAGCCTTAGCCCACTGCTCACGGTCGTCAGGGTCAGCGCCAGGATCAGCGGCGAACTCTACATAGACAATGTTCTTCGCCTTACCCGACAACGCCTTAGAACGCCGGTTAGAGAACTCCTCACCAGGGTCACTAGGCCGCGGGGGAGTGCCCATAAAGAACAACAACGCCCCAGCCTCTTGGGTGGACTGGTTCGCAGCCGGAACCATATCCTCAAGAGCCTTCTCGGACAGGATCTGAGCCTCATCAAAAATCTCGGCATCAACCTTGTCAAAGCCGCGCCCAAAGCCCTGCTCGCGAGCTCCGAACATGATGATCGACCCGTTCTTAAAACGGATCTCCTGCTCACCATTCGACGTGCGGATCGCATCAATATGCGGCCAAATCTTCTTCTTCTTCACCATCGCCTGCATAGAAGCAAACGTCATAGAAGCCGTACGTGTCCTATGCGCAGTCCACAACGCCGTGAACCCCGGAAACAACACACACAAAGCAATGATGATCATGCCAACCAGGAACGTCTTACCAACCTGACGGGGAATCGACATCACCACGCCGCCGACAGTGGCCGCATACTTCCCGGACTTACGTTTCCCCAAAGCAATGGACCCAAGGCCGTGCTGCCAAGGGTCAAACGAAACGCCCATCTCAGCGCACTTCGATACGATCCTGGGCCAAGCAGTCGTGACAATCCCGTCAGGGATCACCAACTCATTCGCAATCTCAGACAGCCGAGGAGTCAAACTTCCCGTCTTGGACTTCGGCATGAGACTCCGCTTCCTCCGTACGGGCGTCAATCGCCTCAATATCCCGCACGACCTCAACCAATCTCTTAGTCAAGGCAGCAAGATCCCGCGCCGGCGTGTCAGCGTCACCAACCGCCTCAGCTATCCGGGCCCGCATCGCAACCAACAAATCCCTTGTAGAACCCTTATCCGCAGCCTCAGCGACCGTCATCCGATCAGCCATGATGGAGCCTCCGATTTGGGAAAAAACGCCGGGGAGAGATTACGCCTACACCCTGCGGGGCTTAGCAAGAGGGCTGGGGGAGGGTCCCCCCTGGGTTCATCCGAGTGATCCGGACCTTCGAACGATGGGTGCGATGAGCCTTGCGCGTTTCTTGGAGTTGCATTCACGGTGCGCGGCTTTTTTGTTGTCGAGTGTGTCTGTTCCGCCCTTGGCTAGTGGCTTCACGTGGTCTACTACGAATGACCATGGGTCT